CAACGCTTCCAGATAAGGCTTGAGGATGATTCTGTGAGCATAGATCAGCTTGTTCATCATCGTGGTGAAGGCCAGCTTCAAAGTGTCGTCCTTTACGAAAAGCATATGGCACTTGCTCTTGTCGTTGATGTGTGTATTGCAGCACCACGCCGGATATTTGTATCCGGTGCAGCTGTGAATCCGGCGCTTGAAGGAGTCGCCACACTCGCCACAGATGATTTTGCCAGAGAAGGCATAGCGGTTTTGATATTTATCTGAGCCCTTGGCTATTCCTTTCTCGTTTGCCCGTTGGCAGATAAGAGTGCGTACTGCTTCAAAGTCTTCCTTACTAATGATCGGTTCGTGATGCTCCTTGACCATGTACTGCGCCTGCTCACCGTGGTTGTTGTGCCGGACAAATTGTGAATCCGAGTAGGTTTTCTGGAAAAGGCAGTCGCCGACGTACTTTTCGTTTGAAAGCATCCCTCGAATGGTCGTGGCCGTCCAGCGTCCGCCACGCTTAGAAGGAATGCCGCGCTGGTTCAGGTCGTCCGCAATGGCTTGTGTGCCTTTGCCAGAGAGCAGGTTTGCGAAGATTTCCTTAACCACAGCCGCCTGCTCCGGGTTGATGACCATCTGCTCACCGTTCCAGTCGTAACCATAGGGCGGGTAGCTGCATTTGAAGGTTCCATTCTCGAAGCGCTTCTGGATTGACCATTTACTGTTTTCTGATATGGAAACTGACTCGCTTTCTGCCATGCTGGAGAGAATTGCCAGAAAAAGCTCACTCTCCATAGAACCGGTGTTGATGTTTTCCTTCTCGAAGAAAATGGGAATGTGCAGAGTGAGCAGCTTTCTGACCAGTTCCAAGCAGTCTGTCGTATTTCTGCTGAAGCGGCTGATGGACTTTGTGATGATGAAGTCCACCTTACCGGACTTGCAGTCGTCAACGAGCCTCAAGAGCTCCGGGCGCTTTTCCTTCTTGGTGCCTGTGATACCTTCGTCGTAATAGAGGCCTGCGAACTCCCAGTCATCACGGGATGTGATGTAGCTTTCGTAGTGAGTTTTCTGTGCCTCAAGGCTTTCAAGCTGGGCATCTGAATCTGTAGAAACACGGCAGTAGGCGGCTACCTTGATCTTTTTGAGCTTGACCTTCGCACTTGTTGATTCCGCTATTTTCGTTACTTTTTTCAAGGGAAGTCCCTCCTTTCCGTACATCTATATATCACTCTAAAACGACTACATATCAAGGTAATTTCGGCATTATTTCTGCGAACAAGGGAGAGAAAGTTTCGCGATTGATGCCGGTTAATTTGTTGAATTCATCAACAGAAATCAGGCCGTAGTTGAGCATCTTCTGAGCGATTTCCTGCGCTCTGCGATAATCCAGATCATCCTTGATCCGTTCGTCTGTGAAATATCCAGATTGAGTATTTGTGGTATCGTTCGAAACAACATTTTTCTTGCCTTGTGAGCGTAAAGATGCGATTTCGGTTTTCTGCTGAAAGTTCATATGGGCAGACCTCCTTTCACATCTTCCGTCAAAGGAAAATGGCGGATTTCGTACCCTTTACGCTAAAAAGTGTACGAATCCGCCAAGGTTTTAATCTTTCATGTAAAAATCGCAGATATAACCGTCCGCCCGGAGATTAAGTCCCGGAGTCCAGTCGGGAACCCTGCCCATCTGCTCACATAACACGCCAAGCGACATCTTTGGATCAGCCTCGATGACAAGCTCGTCATGGATGTGCATGACAATGGAGCAGCACCGCAGCGTTTTCATGGAATTGCAGAGAATGTCGCGAGAAGTTGCCTGGACGATGTTCTCCACGAACTTTGGACCGTAGGAATCTATGCGTTCCCACTTCTTCGTGGAACCCACACCCTCGTAGGTGATGCACTGCCCACCGAAGCGGTTTGTGCCGATCTTCGGCTTGACATAGACAAGATTCCTGCCGGAGGGCAGCGTGATCAAGAGCATCCCGGACTTATAAGAAAAGGTCAGACCGTAGCTGTGCGATGTGCGCTTGTACCTCACGGCATCGGTGACCGCACGATCAACGTCCCACCAGAACTTTACGATGTGCGGGTTGGTCTGCCGCCATGCTGACACGAGCGGCTGGAGCTCCTCCTCGGTCAGCCCCATCTCCAATGCACCCATTGACTTTAACGCACCGACTGAGCCGCCATAGCCGAGGGCAAGCTCCGCAATCTTGCCTTTTTGCCTGAGATGCCCGTTCACGCCGTGCTTTTCAACAGGGACATGGAACATCTGACTTGCGGAGGCACAGTAGATGTCTCCGCCATTCTCGAACACTTCCTGACGCCATTTTTCCCCGGCATACCAGGCAATCACCCTTGCCTCGATTGCGGAGAAGTCCGCCACATAGAACTTGCGGCCATCCTTTGGCACGAATGCTGTGCGGATAAGCTGTGAGAGCGTGTCCGGCACATCATCGTAGAGGAACTTCAACGAATCGAAGTCCCCGGAGCGTACCAAAGCCCGTGCTTGCACTAAATCGGGAAGGTGGTTCTGCGGAAGGTTCTGCAACTGGATCAGTCTGCCAGCCCATCTGCCGGTGCGGTTCGCCCCGTAGAATTGGAACATCCCATGGCACCGACCGTCATAGCAGACGCAGTTTTTCATCGCCTGGTATTTCTTTACGGACGATTTAGCAAGCTGCTGGCGCAGTGCCAAGACTTCCGCAAGTTCCGGCGGAGCGTCTTTCAGAAGAGCCGCCACAGCCTTTTTACCGAGAGTATCGGTTTCGAGACCGTTGTCGGCAAGCCACTGCTTCATCTGCTGTACGCTGTTTGGATTATCAAGTGCCGTGATCTTTCGCATGGCGGCGGTCAGTTCTTTTCGGGAGCGTCCGTCCATAGCGATGGCGTTGTCCACGAGTCGCATATCAACACGGACACCTCGGTCGTTAATTTCCTGGTCGATGTGGTATTCATCCCAAACTTCTTCGGACACGGGAAAGCCGGACAGCTTTTTCTGTATTGCCATTTCCACCTCGACATCGCGCCTGTTGTATGCTTTGAAGGTTTCCCATTTCTCTGCGTTATGCTCCGGCATATTCCTTGTCCGCCCACCGTTTGCCTTTGTCGGAGTGCAAGGTACGGAGAAGTATTTTATAAGAGCCTTACCCTCGTCCATTTTCTGCTCATCCAGCTTTAAGACGTCGCCCACACCTTTGAGGGAGAGCGGCAACCCCATTGTCGCCGCCCATACCATAGAACACTGCCACCCGGCAGGGTTTAGATACATAGCCATCTCTTTAGACAGTGGATAGTTGTCATGGAACGGATCAAGGTTCCGCCCAAGGTCACGCAAATATCTTGACAGGCATATGCGCTCGAACGCTGCATTAAATGCCCACTTAATGACCATATCGTCTGTCAGGGCATCAAGTATTTCTTCAGGGATTTTATCTCCCTGCGCAAGGTCGATAACCGTGACGGCACCGTAGTCCACGGAATATCCGAAGAGCAGGATTTCAAACGCAGGAGACTCGGCATAGCGGTACACGCCACACTTGTTCAGATCGATGTCGGAAAAAGTCTCTATGTCGATACTGATATTCTTCATGCCTTCACCTCATTTCAAAGCAAGGCGGCAGAGAGGGTATCCCTGCCGCCCACTGTCCTTACTTGTTGTTGTCCTGCTTACGTTTTTCTGTTTCTTTCTTCTTCCTGCGATGGTCGGAGATTTTGATGCCGATCCACGAGAAGAGAGTGGAGAGGACGATAACGACGTTGATTGTCGTGCAGGTGATGAGTACCTGCTCATAAACTTCCTTCATAGCCGCACTCCTTTCAGGACAGGAAATCATCCTCGTCATCGATGGCGGCGAAGTCGTCCTCCGCCGTGCTGCGGTTGCCGAGCGGCTGTCCGTCACGCACCTTCTGGATGTTGCCGAGACCGCAGGCCACACCCTTGTTGCCGTTGGAGTTGAAAGCGTAGAAGTTGATGGACACCCTTGCGTACACGCCGCTGTAGACCTCGCTGCGGTTCATGATGGGGTTCACATTCTGATCCACAATCTGAGGCGGTGTCTGGCTGTTGGCGTTGATGAAATAACTGTCCGCATAAGCCTCATCATCGCGTTCTGTGTCGCCGTCACGCAGAGGGAGCTTGATGGCCGCTTTGTTCGGCTTCTTGCCGCCAAACTTTGCCAGCCCCTCCTCGATTGCCGCATCGATGGCGGCATTGATGGCGGCGATGGTCTTCTTGTCGCTCTTGGGAATGATGAGGGAGACACTGTACTTTTCCGCGCCGCCGTTGATGGATTTCGGTTCCCACACGTTTGCGTAGGAGAGTCGAACCGTTCCGGTCACTACCTTAGTCTTGCTGCTGTTTGCCATAATTACATTACCTCCGTAATTTTCTTAAAATCCGATTTTGCATCGTTTTCTGTGATCGCCGACCTCTTGTCCGAATCAGGAACGAGAGTCGGCTTGCCCTGCGGCTTTACAACCAGTCCGCCGAGCGTTTCCTTGAATTTCTTCTTGCCCATCAGCTTTTCCATTTCGGTCAGCGTGATAAGGCTCATCTTGAAGATGTCCGTGTAGCCTGCGTCCTTTGCGGCTTTGATGACCGCATCCTCATCGCTGTACTTTCGGACGCTGCGTCCTTCAACCACCTTGAAGCCTTTCCACTGCTTGCCGCGGTTCAGAGCTGCGTCCGTGGCATACGACATGATGTCGTTCGCCCACTTGGTGAGGTCGGGCAGCCTCGGCAGGATTTCCTCGATTTCCTCGTCCGTGATGATGGGAGGGAGAGAGAATTCCTGCTTTGCAAGTTCCAGCTTTGCTTGTGCCCTCGCACGGCACTTAACCGCCGCTTTGCAGAACAGGCACCAGTCCCCGCTGCAGAACTCGCCCTCACCGGCATCCGCCAGTTCAGCCTTCGGCTTCAGTTCTTCCTCCGCCCATCTGCGAAGCTCCTCGACCGTTTCCGTCCATGTACTGACATTTTCACGTCTCGGCTGGAAAATGGTCATCGCCACTTCCTTGAAGTCGTACAGTCCGTCGTAGATATCAAGTGCGCCGAGAGCGTAGAGTTTCATCTGTGGATTTTCTTTTGCCTCAACTAAAACTCCCTGACCGTACTTGAAGTCGATAATGTGGAGTTTTTCGTCCGATACAATGAGGCAGTCGCAAGTCCCGAACGAACCGGGAACATAGGATGTAAGGTCAAGCCTCGTTTCGATGAACACCTGCGCATCCGGGCAGTTCTGTCTTTCCAACGTCAGCTGTTCCAGGACATAGTCCCTATAGGCATCCGTCAATTCCTCCATCTCGTCGCTGTCATACGCTGAGACCGGACGGCGGCTTCTCTGCTTCAATGCTTTTTTGACTTTGTGTTCGCAGAGAGCGTGCGCAGCAGTCCCTTCGACAGCGGCATCACTTTCCTTTTCGGAAAACTCAAGCTCCAGCTTTGCAGACCTGGTACAGTGCAGCCAGCGGTCAGCACTTGACGGGGAGAGGATAGCGTGTGTGTTAGGTGGCATTTCCAAACACCTCCGCTTCTTTCAGCATCGCCCCATATTCGGACGGATCGATGTCAGAGAGCTTGCTGCCACCGTGTCCCGCGATAAGCTCACGCACCTGCGCCCCGTAACCGTCACGGCTCTTTGCCGCAAGCACAGCCCGGACATCCTCCAAACGAATCGTCCTTTCAGGCTCTGCCTTTTCGGTAGGGGCTTCCTGCATGGGTTTTTCCGTGGGCTCATCTGCGGCAGACGGCTCATCGCTTACCATAGCGTCCGCAATGGTCTGCAGGTCATTCGCAACAGCACGGACATCCTCGATGAGGTCAAGTAACAGCTTGATTCTGCTCATTTGCGGTTCCTCCTTTCATTTGACTCGTATTTTCGGGTTTCATCTGTATCACCGCCTTTCTGCGAGGTGTTCTTCCTCACAGGTCTTCCGTCAAAAGGAAACGGTCCGATTCGTACCCCCTAAAATAAAAAATCCGCACCGCCCTCAAAAAAGAGAGCAGTGCGGTATGCGTTCCAGATGTTCCGAAAGTGCCACAATTTCCCTATATATTAAAAATGGCTGTATATAGGGTATGTATGGCTATTTCCTATCTTTTTTCATTCTTATATATAATGAGTGGAACAGTAGGCACGGTAAGGTTAGAACCGTAGTGGTTATGGGAAGATGTGCTGTTCCCGTTATTTTGTTCCAAGAGAGAGCAAAACAGAACAGGAACGACCTTATTCTGTTCCGATGTTCCAAAGGGCAGCAGCAGAACACAAAAAACACCTGTGAACGTCCGAAGATGCCCACAGGTCAAAATGGCGATATTAAACTCTGGTTGCGTAGTCGAGAGAAATCCACCCGGCACCGGATTTCAAACGGCCCCATCCAGCAGAGGAGCCTTTCCCGGCTTTCACTTCCGTAATGGTGAAGACGCCTTTTCCGGTGTATTTGCCGATGGTCGCGTAGTTGGTGCCAGCACCCTTGCGGATGTTCAGTGTGGAGATGGACACACGGACAAGGAATGGAGTCGCTACAGAAGGCGTTTCCTCCGCCGAAGGAGCGATGGTGTTGAGATTGCTGGTCACCGCAGTAGCCAAATCACCCAGCTTGGCATAGAGCCAGTCTCCTGGACAGGATTTGTTTGCAAACCACCTGTGGACTGTAAGTACCATTTCATCCGACTTAGGATTGTAGTTAAGGGTCTTGTCCTTCTCGCCGAGCCACAAGAGCTTCTTTTTACCATTGCGCTGGCAGATATCCGTGCAGAGCTTGACCAGAGAATCATACACCTTGCTATTCATTGCGTAAGGCTCAGCTGTATCACTGGCACATTCGATAGTGACGGCTCTCTGGTCATTGGAACTGCTGGAAGAACACCAAGAACGGTTTTTCTCCTCCACGCAAAGTGCCACTTTACCGTCAGTACCGATGCCGTAATTGCAGCT